ATTGGGATTCATTTGTTAAAGTAACTGAATGGCTCACCAAGATGGGCCAAGATGCATATAACTGGCTGATTGGAGACGGACTTAACTGGTTCAAGAATGGTATTGGTGTTATTACGAATTGGATAGGAGGTGTCTTCTCCAGCCTGTGGAGTAGTATCACCTCAACATTTTCCAATTTGTTTGGTAGTCAAAGCTCAACTCCTCCTCCGAGCAATACCAGTATTCCCGGTCAAAAGGATGGTGGAGTAACCACAAAGTCAGGTCTGTCATGGGTTGGTGAAAATGGACCTGAACTCCTAAGTTTACCTGTGGGGGCCACAGTGTCTCCTCTATCTGGAGGTGGAGCAGGTGGTATGAATGTATATGTGAATAATTACATCACCGGGTCAGTCACAACTGAACAAGATTTATCAACAACAATCTCCAAGAACATTATGGATGCCATTAGAGGTCGGGGAGGATATTAATGACAGCACCAGTCTTACTCAGCATTGGTGGAACATCCTGGCCTACCCTTGTGGAGAGTAGTTTTCAAATTCAGACAATACTGGGACAAACAGTATCAACTCTACGTGGGTCTCTTTATGATAAGGCTTGTTCCTTACCTATTCCAATTGAGCTTTCAGACATCATAGTCACAAGAGGTGACACTGGAGACAGAATCTTCGGAGGACTACTTTCAGCCCCGGCTGGTAGAACAGAAGGTGTCTCTCGATACTGGGATATTCAAGCCCAAAGCTACACCATTCTGTTAAACAAGATTCTTTTCTACAACAGTTATAATACAGGTTATACCTACACTGATTTATCCAGCAATGCTTTAACTGGTGATTTGGCTATCCTATCAAATCTCTTCCAGAAGAGTGTTGTTTCTCGGCAGGGTGTAGGCTATACTCCTTCGGAGATACTGGTATCACCGACCTATTGTCAGCAGGGAATGAAAACGATTGGAGCTCTTAAGTTCATTTATACCTATGCCCAAGAGGCTGTTTCACAGTTGGCAACTTACGTTGGATTTAACTTCTATGTCGACTATAACAAATATCTTCATTATTATAGTCGAACAACTGTTTCAGCTCCCTTCTCACTATCATCAAGCCCAGATGGAACAACCTCAATTGGATATCGCAATATGATTTACAAACCAGATGGGTCACGTATTATTAATTGCTATCTGGTTTATGGCTCTCAATTGCCATCAGCAACTCAAACAGGCTATCTAGGAAACAATGGTATCTTAACAGTCCTGAGTACTGGTAACTTACCAGGGGCTCAATTCGGATTAGGAGCTCCCGCCGGACAAACTCAAATACTGGTCTGGGTTAACACCGGAACTCAATTGAGTCCTGTTTGGGTCTCCAGGACTTGTGGTGTTACCGGACTTAATAGCCTAAGCTCATTTGACTGTACCTTTGACGCTGTGGCTAATGCCTTAACATTTGCCGTAGCGCCTCCAAATATATCCGTACCTGCAGCAAACAACAGTGGTGCTGTAAAACTGCAGTATATGTACACCTATGCGGGCGGACAGCCCTTCTACGTCTTAGATAGCGTCACAAAATATGGTCGGGAATACTGGCAGAGAATAATTGCAGCTGATGTTAATACTGCGGCAGGTCTGGCCACCAACCTACAAAATTTGGAAAGTCAATTTTCAACAGCTCTGGAGATTATCACCTTGACTGTTTCCGACTCTGACTTTCCGGTTGGAAATAACAATCGATTTGCTATTGGTCAGTATGTACCATTGGTCAATGCCAAACTTGGTGTTAACAAAAGCTATTGGATTCACAGTATCACCACTAAAATTGTAGGTGGGCAGCTTCGAAGTTATGACCTTGAGTTGAGAAATTACGTCTTGGAGTAATATATGACAATGCAGCAAAGGTCTTTTGACCTTCCGGACTTAATAGTGAATCTCCAGAATAAACAGACTCAAGCTTTGCCATTGAGCCCTATTTTCGCTGGTGCTCAGGAGACCATTGGATGTACAGACTCCGCAGCTATATCAACCACGGGTGTATCAGCCTACCTCTGTGGCACTGGAGCAATAGGTTCAGGAACAATTTGGTGCGGTTATTGGACCTGTGAATAAGGAGACATATGGAATCTAAATGTAAATTAAAGAGACGAATCAATGTTCAGATTCATAACACTAAAGGAGAACTCCTTTGGGAAGGCCACAATTCAACTGTGAATTCCGGATTAAATCTTATCGTCTTTCTTTTGGCCCAGCAGGCTGGAGTCACAACCTATTCTGGACTCAGCTATTGTGCCATCGGAACCTCTAACACGGCCATAGCAGCGGGACAAACTCAATTGGTCGCTGAATCAGCCAGACTTGCATTCACATCTGCAGTCACAATCGTGGGCAATCAGCTGACTGTCCAGACCTACTTTGCAGCTGCATCCTGTTCAGTAGTGATAAATGAGATGGGTATATTCGGGAATGGAGCCACCGGAGCAGCCAACTCCGGAACCATGTTTGCTCGAGTATTAGCTCTTTATGACAATAGCTTATTAGCTCAAGATTTAATAGTAACTTGGTCAATCGCTTTAACTGCATTAGATTAAGGGAGGAAATATGGCATTCACATATGGCTCAATTTGGGTCAATGGTTCAACGCAGGGCAATGCTACTAATATGAATAAAGACCTCTGTGGATTTGGTCTTTACAGTGAGTTCCCAGCTCCGACCACTGGTAGTGGTGGAAATGCAGGAATGATTGCTCATGCCACAGACCGAAATTTGCTGTATCGGTCGGATGGGACAAACTGGGTTTGTATTGGTATTGCTATGCCTTCTGGTGGAGCATCTGGAGACATTATTTATTTCGATGGAACAGCCGCTCAAAGATTGCCTAAGGGTTCAGATGGTCAAGTCTTAAAATTGAACTCTGGTCTTCCATCATGGTCATCTCCATCTTTAATGCCGTCCGGCTCAATTATCATGTGGAGCGGAACCATTGCTTCAATACCTTCAGGTTGGGTGATTTGCGACGGCAATAACGGCACCCCAAACCTGCTGGGCAGGTTTATTGAGGGTGTGGCCACAGCAGGAACAAACCCGGGAGCGATCGGCGGCGCGACGAGCAAAACAACCGCCGGCCATATTCACAGCCAACCCACACATACACACGGGCCGGGCGGCGACCATTTCGGCACTCTCACCAGTAACAATGGTAGTCCGGGTTGGCAAGATTATAACGGGAATTTTAACGCATCCACAGCCGCAGGCGGCGGCGCCAACACTGGTTCACAAACCGATTCAATCTCCGATATTCGTCCGCCTTATTATGACCTGGCATTTATCATGAAGACCTAAGAATCCACAAAACTTATACTAGCGTTTATTTACAAACTTTAAGGAGAAGCTATGACTGACTTTTCAACTATGAAACTCGGTGCAAAGTTTCATGATGACTATCGTACCATCAGGCTATCTGACATCATGCCTACTCTTCCCCCTTATCCTGAGACTTTCGACGTTGATTCTCAATATCCGAATTTAACCGATACCAGAATGTTTGGAAATGACATTTATGGAGACTGTGTCAAGGCCGGACGAGCCCATGCCACATTCCGGTATGAATACAAGGAACAGGGTTTTCAAATACCTATTCTTGACAGTGAAGTTGAGGCTGATTACTTTCTGGAGACTGGTGGACCGGACAGTGGTCTTGACATGATAAACAGCCTCAATGACTGGAGAAAAGGCTGGACCATTGGTGGAAAACTCTACTCCATTGACGCCTATGCCAAAACAAATCCGGCTAATATCAATCAGAATATGGCCACAATCTACCTGCTGAATGGCCTCTACATTGGCCTGTTGTTACCTGTGACTGCTCAGACTCAGGATACTTGGGACGGTACTCCAGATGGCTCCTCTAATTCCTTGCCGGGAAGCTGGGGTGGTCATTGTGTCTACATCAAGGCTTATGATGCAAAGACAGTTACCTGCATCACATGGGGAATATTGAAGCAGATGACCTGGCCTTTCTTTGCCGCCTATTGCAATAATCCCTTTGCCATTGTCCAGAATAAGTGCACACCCAATAGTCCCATTGACCAGAGTGCGCTTGATGCAATTTTGTCACAGATAACTGGAGAACCTATCCCTCCACCCACTCCAGTGCCTGCCCCTGTTCCTACGCCTCCTGTACCCCCTCCAGCACCACCAACACCAGTACCACCAGTGCCCGTTCCCGTACCTCCAGTACATAAATGTTGTATCTCTGGCAAGTTAGCCAGTCGCAGAAAATTAAAGAAAGGAGTTAACAATGCAAAATGAACCTGTCGTAATTCCATCATGGCTGAAATCAAAGTTCTTCTGGCTGAACGTCTGTGCTATCTCCCTGTTTGTCCTTAACCAGATTTTGACGAATCACTATCTGCCAAATTGGACCGTGGGAATTAACATTGCAATAGTGGTCGTTACCGGAATAAGCAATGCTTTAGCCGGGACAGTCACAATGCTGAAACTGAAGGCCGAAAGAGTTAAATCAGCCACCATTCAAAAACTGTTAGACGTTCATACCAAAAACTGATTGAGATTAAATAAAACTTGAGGAGCTTGCAAAATGTCTGCTGAAATGACCGACAGAGAATTACTACAAACTACGCACGATGCTGTCATTGAACTTTCCGTTGTTGTCTTGGGAGTGAAAGGACAAGGCGGGTTGGTGCAGGATATGCAAGAGGTTAAACTGGCTGTAATCGATATGAC